AAGATACGGCATAGTTTTGGATAATAAATATGGCTATGATTACGTATTTGCAGCAAATATGTGTAAAGCTGATTATTTAGGTTCTTCTGTACCTGATGAGCAACGTCTTGCATTATTTGTTAAAGATTACGTGGATGATCCAGATGGATATCCAGAATTACCGTTTACAAGATTTTATGCAGATTGTATTGGAACTGGAACTCCAATAAATTGAGAGGACATGATTTAATTATGATGTTGTGTCAAGAATTTCAATTAAAGAACTGAAATTGAAAAGTCAGAATCTTTTATGTTGTAGATTTTATTCCAATAGATTATATTATCGAAGAATTAAAAGGGATTGGATGTAATCAAAAAGATATTGATGGTGCTATAGATGTATTGAATAGTGGAAAACCAAATAAAGGGATTACATTTTCAAATGACATCAAACGTGAATCAATAACTGTAATTGGAGAAACATCTTGTCCTGCAGAATTCAATGATAGTTATGCTCATGAAAAATTTCATTTGGCTATGCACATTGCTAAAGAGGATAATATAGATCCATTTGGAGAAGAACTTGCATATTTAGTTGGAGAAATAGCGTTCCAGACATTTCCAATTGCAAAACAATTTTTATGTGAGCATTGTAGAGAAGAAATGAAATAATTTATTTATTAGGCGAGAAACTGAAAAGTTTTTCGCCTTTTTATTTGCTTTTTTCAAAAAAAGTTTTTATATTTGCCGGTGAATGTATAAATGTGTAATAAAATATAAGAAAATATGAATAAAACAAAATTAGCAATTGGGTGCATCTTATTAGTCCTTTTTATTGGATTGGGATGTGCAATTATGCAACAAAGTAAGCATATAAAAGAGTTAAATAATTCGTTACTTGTTGCAACTAACAACAATAAGGCGTATGAAGCAGAAAGAGATTCTTTAAAAAATAATATTGTTCAATTTCAATTTACTGTTGAACAATTAAATCATAGTAATGATTCTTTGTTAAATAGATTAAATGAAGTTAGAAAGAAATTGAAAATAAAAGATAAAGAAATAAATGAACTACAATATTTTGCTTCTTTAAGTCAAAAAAGTGATAGTATTTTTGTACATGACACAATCTTTCAGAAGGGGGTTGTATTAGACACTTTAATTGGAGATGATTGGAGTTCACTTGCTGTTCATGCTGAGTATCCAAACCTTCTTAATGTCGATTATTCTTTTAAAAATTCTACAATTGTTGTTATGCACGATTCTCGTGTTACGGTCGATCCTCCAAAGAAGTGCTGATTACTGAGATTGTTCCAAAAGAAGCAAACTATTGTAGAAATTGACGTCGTACAAGAAAATCCTTATTGTATTAACCAAGAACAGAAATTTATTAAAGTAGTTAAATAATTATTGAAAATAAATTTGGAAATTACAAAAAGTTTTTTTATATTTGCGGCGATAAATATGTATAACACTTAAAATGGACAAATGCTTATGCCAGATGATTTAAATCAATTTAAAGGTTTACTTGACGATCCCGTCGATGAACCAGAGGTTATTGAAGAACCTGTAGATCCTACGGACGAGATTCCACTTATTCCAGATCAGCCTAGTGATGATAATCCGTCAGTTACTGATAATAGTGATTCATCTAAGCCAGATGAGAATAACAACAGTGATGAGGATGATGATGTTTTAACAAGTTATCTTAAGTCTCGTGGAATTAAGGATCCTACAAAACTTCAGTTCGAGAACGATGAGGGCGGAATTGATGAACGTGATTTCAATTCTCTTTCTAAAGATGAGCAGTTGACGATTCTCAAAGAACTCGCATCTTCTGAATACACAGATTATGAAAAACAAGTTATTAATTATCTAAGAGTCAATAATACTGACCTCCAAGGTGTTATTAATTACTTTCAAAATAAAGCAATTGAAGATTATTTAGCACAGAATCCAGAAGCAGCACATCAGAAATCATATTCAATTGATGAATATTCAGATGATGAACTTTATATTGCTGATTTGGCTGCAAGATTCCCTGATTTCACAGAGGATGAATTAAATGCTAAACTGGAATCTGCAAAAATGAATGAAGATGTCTTTAAGAAGGAAGTAGATTCTCTTAGAACATTCTATAAAGGTGAAGAAGATAGACAGGCCGAAGCAGCTAAACAGAAGGAACAAGAAGATTATCAGAACCTTCAGAATACTCTATTAAATACTCTTAATGGATTTAATGAAGTCGTTTTAGATGCTACGGATCCTCAAAGTGATTCACTTGAAATTGAAGATACTGATAAACAAGCAATGTTACAGTATTTGCTTGAACAAGATAAAGATGGACAAAGCCAGTTTGATAAAGATTTATCAGATCCAGCTGCCTTGATTGAAATTGCTTGATTACGTACACAAGGAAGAAACACTATTAGTGGACTTACTCAGTACTGGAAGAAAGAACTAGCAGATACAAGAAAGGAGCTTGCTAATGTTAAGAAACAGTTGGAAAAATATCAAAATAAAGACAACGGGGCAAATGTTGTTGTTAAACCTAGAGCTCCAAAAGAGAAACCTAAGACAGTAAATGAGCTCTGGGATATGTATAATTAATTAAATTTTAAGAAAATATATGATTAGAATTGGTGGTTTTACTACGGTTCGTCCTGAACCGCACACTACGAGAACATATGAAGACTTCTCAAAATTTTTGGGTGAACTTAACGCCCAATTAAAATCTTGTGAATTGCTGGAAGCCCACCAACCCAATTCTATTTAACACTTAATAAAGTGTAATCATATATTGTAAGGGTAATCAGCAGGTAAGCCAACTGTTAACAAGGTTGGAAACTTCAACGACTAACGGATGAAACTAGAGTGACTTACTAGAATATAATTCCGACACGAGCGCAAGACATCATAGCCAAGGGTGATTGATGATATAGTCTGGACATACAAAATGGTAAATTGTATGATATTGAAATTAAATGTTTCAATGGTAACAAATCAGTTAAGCCAGCTAGACTCGGTCTAGTTGCAACACTTTATGATCAGTACACTTTCACTGGTCTTACTGACGCTCTTATGAATACTTTCACTAATGAAAAGGTTTCCAAGAATTCTTGGCAGCGCATTAATGAATATCTTTATGAGTGGGAGCTTGAAGTAAACCGTATCAAAAGAGTTCCGATCATTTCAATTGAAGGTAATGGTGCTAATGCTTCTGATATTCTTATCAGATTCCCTGAGAACTGGTATCAGAAGTTCGATACTTTCATTATCGAAGATCTTCGTCAGTATGTAATTGTTTTAAATCGTCCTCAGCGCATTGCTGACAACTGCTTCCTTGTTGTAGGTAAGCTTGTTGATAGTGATTATAGCGCTCAACTTCCTGATAGTTTTATTGCTAATGCTGCAGGTCGTTTAACTCGGTTTGTAACTAACTACATGCCTGAATTACACGAAGAAGGATATACCAAATATACGAGTAAACGTTTTAATATTGCTCCTTTAAGCTGAAAGGCTTATCGAAAAGTTTTCTAACTGCTGGAAACTCCTTAATCAAGGACAATCAGCAACCAAGCTATTGGATTGTACAAACGTATATACGGAGTACCAATAGAAGGCTCAACGACCATCCCGAAAGGGAGTAGATTTTTTAATCGAAATGGAAACTAACTTTAAAAAGTATAAATTATGAAATGAATTGTTTATCAAACTATTAATACTGTCAATAATAAAATATATGTTGGCGTACACAAAACAGAGAATCCAGATGTTTTTGATGGTTATATAGGATGTGGAGTTATTGTAACAAATCCATCATCATATATGAGAAAGCAAACACCTTTTCATTGTGCTGTAGCAAAATATGGCCCATCTAAATTTATAAGAACGATCTTAAAAATTTTTGATTCTGGAAAAGAAGCATATAAACTAGAAGAAGAAATAGTTAATGCTGATTTTATTAAAAGAGAAGATACTTATAATGCTAGAGTTGGAGGAGAAGGTGGAAAAATGTTAAGAACTGTTTATCAATTTGATTTAAATGGAGTTCTAATTAAAGAGTGAAATACTATGCAAGATGTTGCAGATTTCTATTTTACCTCTCATACTGCTGTCATGCATGCAGTACATCTTAAACACGGATATCAAAACTATTTTTGAAGTTTAGAACCAACTATTAATATTGACGAATACACAAATTATGTTTCTGGAACAGTAATTTATAAATATGATGGAACTACTGGTAAATTTGTAGATTCTTATAATTCTATGACTATTGCTGCACAAGAAAACGGAATTTTAATTCAACAAATTCAATCTGCTGTAAAAGGTGGATATTTAGCAGACGGTAATTATTATTCAAAAGAATTACATGAAATATATAAAGGTGATACTAAAATATCTATAAAGAATAAACCTTTATATGTATATACATTAGATGGAGAATTTGTTAAAGAATTAAATGGAAGTGCAGAAATATGTGAATTCTTAGAAGCAAAGTTTATTAATGCAGTTACTGCTGCAATGAGACAACATCGGCCTTATAAGAAATATCAGTTATCTTTAGAAAAAGTTGAATCTATGCCAGCTGTAATAAATAAACGAAATGAAAAGAAAAAGATAGCTCGTTATGATCTAGCTGGAAATTTATTAGAAACATATCCTAGTATTACAAGTGCTGTGAATGCTTATGGCACAGGAGTACAAAGAGTATTAAAAGGACAACAAAAACATTGTCATAATTTTATATTTAAATATATTTAAAAGTTAATGATATGGTCTGATCTTCATAGTAATATGAAGTTAACAAAATGAATGTAGAGAAATTCCGTGGTTACATCTCCACTCACCGTTGCGATATTGACTATTCTGCACAATATGCAACAATGGAGGATGTATTTATTCAGATTGGTAAGGGTAAGGATGATGATCCTGTTTATCGTCTTCCTGGTGTTAAGAAAGTTCTTCTTGACTCCTTCATGCAGGCTCGTGAAGGTAAGTTTGCATGGGGTAAGTCCAATCTAGACAAGGATGGAAATCCTACAATCTTCGATAACGAGACTGGTAGACCAATAATTACTTCGGACGGTAGAAAACTGTGCCGTCATTAAAGTTCTTTAATTCGGTGAACCCTGAGATGGGAATACCGAGCGAAGCCTAAGTAAAATTTAGGAACGTGTAACGACTAGAATTATATTTAAAACTAACCGCATTAATTTTTTAATTATATGGATGGGAATAAAAAAGCATTATTAATTGGATTAGTGCTTGGAGACGGGCATTTAAATCCAAATTCCGGTGTGGCTTTAGAAATTGAACACGGAGAAAAACAAAAATTTTATATAGAGTATAAGAGACAATTGATAAGTGATCTTTTAAATTGTCAATCACCAAAAATATATTATGATCCAAGAGGAAACGGTGAGTATAAAATTTCTAAAGGACATCGTTATTTTAAAGTTTTATACAAATGGATTTATAAAAATCGTATAAAACAATTTACTACAAAAATTCTTTCTTATCTTAATCCACAAGCAATTGCAATATGGTGAATGGACGATGGATGTCATTCTATAGAAAGAAATAAAAAGACAGGTGCAATAAGAAGTCATAAGTTTGAATGAGCAATGTATATTGATGAGCAAAGTGCTCAAAATATTATAGATTACTTTAAATCAAAATGAGATATTAAATTTTATCCAATTTATGGTAAAAAGAAGGATGGTACATCAGTTGTAGCAAAACTACAGTGTCGTACCAAGGAGGGTAGAAAATTTTGTGACTTAATAAGACCTTATATAATTCCAGGTTTTGAGTATAAAATAATGCAACCTGGAGAATAGATATAATTCCACGAACAAGAACCGCTTTATAGCGAAGATATAGTCTGACCTAATACGAAATGAAGTATTAGATGTATAATATAAACAATTATACGATAACATTGAGGCAGTAACTCAGATTGAAAGATTTGCAACCAAGTTTGTCTTCTCCAAACTTACTGTAGCATGGTTACAGAAGGCTCTTGCTGCAATGAACGCTAAGGCTGATAAGCCTACTGGCAACTCTTATGCTTTTATTTGCAACAGCCTTATGTGGGATGACGCTCAGAGATGCATCGATCTCTTCCTTAAGGATCGTCACACCGACGGTGACTTCCTAT